CCCGGCCGATGTGTTGTTGAATGACGGGCGTTATACGATTTATGCAGTGACCGATGTGTGGTCGAGGCGGGTGAAGGTTCATATCAGCAAGACAGCAACGACCGAGGCTTCCCTGCAATTGATCCGCAAAGCGATTATCGATTGGGGTGTACCCGAGGTGATCAAAACTGATAATGGATCCGATTTTAAATCGCATCGTTTTACCCATGCGCTGGCTGCGCTGGAGATTGGCCATGATATCTGCAGACCGTTTACGCCGGAAAGCAAGCCGCATGTTGAGCGGGTGATCGGGACGCTGCAGCGTGATTTAATGGAGCTTCTGCCCGGCTATATCGGCCATAATGTGGCGGATCGCAAACAGATTGAGGCGCGGAAGGCGTTTGCTCGGCGGTTAGGCACAGACGATGCCAGGGCTTTTGCGGTGTCCCTGACCCATGAGGAATTACAATCGGCCGTTGATGGGTGGAGTGAGCACCGTTACGGCCATAAAATCCATGGGTCACTGGGAATGTCACCCTTTCAACGGGCGGCGAGTTGGCAAGCTCCCATTCGCACAATTGAAAACGCGCGGGCGTTGGATATTTTGCTGGCTCCTCTGGCAGGAAGCGACGGATGGCGGACGATCACCAAGAAGGGATTGCGGATCAATAACGGCTATTTTTATGGGCATGATCTGGAGCTGTATGTTGGGCGGCGGGTTTATGTGCGCTGTGACCCGGATGATATGGGTTTGGTTTATGTTTTTAACGAAGATCAAGAATTTATCTGTGAAGCCCAAAACAACGATCGTTTGGGCGTGAACCGCAAGCAAGCGGCGATAGCGGCCAAAGCGCGGCAGAAACAGATGATTGCTGAGGGTACAAAAGAATTACGGCGGGCGGCGCGGCAGGTGACATCTTCAAGCCTGGCCGAGGATATTTTGGCACTCGCCGCCCGTCAGGCGGATAATCTGGCGGCGTTTCCACAGCGGACGGAGGCTCATTCATCACCGGCATTGGACGAGGCGGCACGGGCGATTGAGGGACCGATGATCAATGCCGCCGAGTCCGCGGCGATGGTCATCCCGTTCACCCCGCCGAAAAAACAGGAAGACACACCGCAGGCGCGGTGGGTCAAGCGGCTGGAGCGGATCCAGCAAATAATTGACGCGGGCTTTGAGCCATCCACGGAAGATCAAGCATGGCTGACGCATGTGAAGACGACGCCCTGGTATCAGGCACGAACATTACTGGAAAATATGAAAAACGCAGCAGCGTCTAAAGGAGGAAATATATGACAGGTTCAGCACCACTGCGCAATATTGCGGTTTTACACCAGACCTTGCAGGCGGCACAAAATCGGCCGCTGCATCTTCCCGGGATTGTGACATTCTCGGGGCCAAGCGGGTTTGGCAAATCGACGGCGGCGGCCTTTGTGAGTGCGCAAACGGGGGCTTATTATCTTGAGTTGAAATCGCATTGGTCAAAAAAGCCATTTTTGGAAGCGATGCTGAAAAACATGGGGATTCCGGCGTATAAAACGGTTTCGGCGATGGCCGATCAGGTGGCGGAGGAGCTGGCGGCGAGTGGTCGGCCGTTGATTTTTGATGAATTTGATTATGCGGTGGCGCGCGAGGGGATGATTGACCTTGTCCGTGATATTTACGAGCAGTCAAATGCGCCGATTGTGTTGATTGGTGAAGAAAAATTACCGCAGAAACTGAAGAAATGGGAACGATTTGACGGCCGGATCATGGATTGGGCGCAGGCTGTTCCGGCCGATTTAGAGGATGCGCGTGCCCTGAATGGCCATTATCATCCGAATGTTACGGTTGCGGATGATCTGCTTGGCGTTTTGGTTAAGATGGCTGGGGGCTCTATCCGGCGGATTGTGACCAATCTGGAACGGATTGCCGCCTTTGCCAAGATGGAAGGCCTGCAGACCATTGATCTGGCCGGATGGGGGAACCAGCCGTTATTTACGGCACAGCCGCCGAAAACGCGGGGGTTTTGATCATGGCTCGTTCCTTGTCCCCTCATCATCAAGCCCTTTGGCAGGCGATCCGCGATTATCGCCGTTTTGCGATGAATGATTTGTACGGTTCGGCCTGTTTGTCACGCGCCACGATCAAGCGTTTTGTCGACAGACTGGTGAGTGGCGGTTATGTCGCGAAAATGGAAAACGATGGCCGTCAGCCGGTGATTTATAAACTTATCCGGGATTGTGGCGTTCACTGTCCGGATCTTGATGCCCATGGCCATGTGCGGCCGGTTTCGGGAAGGCAAAAAATGTGGGCGGCGATGAAGATTTTGAAATTCTTTACCTATCAGGATTTATCACTGGCCGCCGCCGTCGATCAGGGCGACGCGCGATTTTACTGTGGCTGCCTGAAGAGGGCTGGTTATGTGAAGGTGAGCCAACCGGCGATTTGGGGACATCGCCCGGCGACCTATATGTTTAACGCAGCGATGAATACGGGGCCTTATGCGCCGCAGGTGCGCAAAAACAAAGGCATTTTTGACCGGAATCTTGAGGGGATCGGGTGATGTTGGCACAAGAGACCGTCAAGCATCATTGGGGCGACACGCCACCCGACTGGGTTTTGAGCCTGGCCAAATTTTGTGATGATGAATCCCAGGCGGCGGCGGCGCGCAAGATCGGGCGGTCGGGCGCATTGATCAATCAGGTACTCCATAACAAGTACCCCGGCCGTCTTGACCGTGTGGGGCAGGACGTGGCGCGGGTTTTGAGTGATACGCCGGTGGCCTGTCCGGTTCTGGGTGAGGTCAGCGGTGCGACCTGTTTGCGCCATCAACGTGCCCCTTATAACGGCACCAATCATATGACGGTGCGCCTGTTTCGCGCCTGTCGCACCTGTCCGCAAAACACCGAAAATCAAGGAGAATAATCATGAGAATGAGACGCATTTACACATATTTTTACTGTCGAATGTTTCGGGAAAATTTAACCGCCGGGCAGGTCAATTTATTACAAACGGTGTTGTTTAATCCGCGTTTAAACGGGGATTTAGGATGAAAAACTTGACATCTGTTACGAGGAAGGGCAGCTTGTCCGTGGAGCCTGATAACTCCTTAGTAAGCGTTATGCCCACGACAGATTGGCGGTTTTTTCCATTCGATCTCCGGGGTTCTCATGTGCATGTCCAGGGCGCAAGCCTAAAGATATGGGAGCCGACTTACTACGGTTTATCAGCCCCGGAGGCTTTGGGTTGCCTGATAAACAGCCCGCAGCCTCCGTACGCTAATCAAAATAGTAAGGAGGCCGAAATGGCGCATAATATTAATTTCACACAAACTTTATCGGATTTGGAACTGACTTTGACGGCCTATGAGGGCGTTGAAATTTTGATGAATGCGGACGGCGATTTGGATGGGCACGGCCGCGACCGTATAGCCCTATTGATGGGGGTTTTGAACAAATTGGCCGCCCGGCAAATGGAGGATTTATACGCCGGTTTAAGAAATACCGCCGAGTCCGCGGCTTCTGAACCGGCGCAATTTTGCGCCCGTTGATTTTATTGACAAAAAAGGAGAATAAACATGAATTATAGTCTCAATAACCTTCAATCCGTCCATCTGGTCACGACGCACGATAACGCCGTATGGACGAATTCCCTGATCATTGCTGACCGTTTCGGGAAACGGCACGCGGATGTATTGAGAACCATCCAACACCTTGAATGTTCGGATGAATTTAACCAACGCAATTTTGCGTTCGTTGAATATATTGACGAAAAGGGTGAATTGCGCCCGATGGTTGAGCTGACCCGTGATGGGGCGATGTTTTTGATTATGGGTTTTACCGGTGCCGAAGCGGCGCGGTGGAAAGAGGCGTTTATTGAGGCCTTTAATGAGGCGGAAAAACGATTAAGTCACCGATGTCCTGACCTGGAAGCGATGGGGGAAGAGTTAATTGCTCTCAATCCCTATTGGCGTGAGATCAGGAATTTGACGATGGCCGGAAAATCGATTGATGCGACATGCCGAATTGTGCCGATGAGCCGTTCGGCTGTAGGCCGGGCGCGGCTCAAGATGCATTATCTGGGGTTGTTGCGTCAGGCGCCGTTTTATAAAAAGCGGGAATTGGAAGTGTTGATGATTCGGGGGGGTTTGTGATGACCCCGACACGCCGATCCCTGATTACGAAGATCCATGTGGCGAGGGCGGCATTGGCGTTGGGCGAGGACTCGTACCGCGCCCTTCTCAAGCGTCTTGGCGGGGCGGAGAGTTGTGCCGATCTGGATGATGCGGGGTTGGCGGCGGTTTACGCCGAATTCAAACGGCTGGGGTTTCGGCCAGTGGCCAAATCCCGGGCGAAATATGGTGAGCCGCTTGTGAATAAAGCCAAGGCGGGGCGTAAATTATGTGACGGGGCACAGGCGCGGAAAATCCGCGCGCTTTGGATTTGCCTTTATCAGATGGGGGCGGTGCGTAATCCGTCGGAGGAAGCCTTGGCCCTTTTTGTCAAAAGGGAGGTTGGGTTGGATGATTTGCATTGGTTGACGGCGGTGCACGCCGATCAAGTGATCAAGGCGTTACGCGGATGGATGGTGCGGTTGGGTTATGTCTTTCCAACGGCACCTTTATTGAAAGAGATTGCCAAAATCCGCAGCCTGCAGCGGATTACCACCCCCTATCAGCCGAACATCATCGCGGCGAAGGTCAATGTGGTGATGTGGCAGGCGCATCAATTAGACCAGCCGCAGGATTTAGCGGCTTTGGCGATTTTGAATTCTGAGGAACTGGATCAATTGATTGAAGACTTAGGGAGTCAAATCCGTGATTGATCATAATTTATATGATGACAAACTCCTTGAGGGGTTGAGTGATCATCCCAGCAACAGAAGTGTGGCCGCCTTGATTGGTGAGGAGGCTTTTGCCCTTCTGTCGCGGCATTTGGGCGGGCGACTGGTCTATATTCCGTATCGGGTACGCCCTGGGTCACCGCTAGCAATGGTGATTGGTCTGGACGCGGCGCAAAAAATCAGTGATATTTATGGCGGCCTGTCTTTTGAGATTGGGATTGTCATGGGTCGCAAAGCCCGGATCAAACAGGCGTTGGCGGATGGCATGCCGGTTTATCAAATTGCCCATCGGCTTGGTGTTTCGCGCTCCACCATCAACCGGGTGCAAGCGGAATTAGCGGATAAAAACCAACCGGATTTATTTAATAGGGATGATCTATAACGGGCATTTGCCCGTCTGACCGGGCGGTGAGCGACCCTGTAGCCTGATTTTATGATTGATTTACTCAAAGATCATTTTGGATCGGTTCTGTCGATTGGCGTTAACCTGATCATTGCCTATGTCTTGTGGTCGGTACGCAAGGCTTTTCCCTCACGCGATGAATATAATGCGTTCAAAAGCGATTGTGACGCCCGTATGAGCGCATTGGAAAAAGATATCAAAACCATCCCGACGACCAAGGATTTTCATGAGTTGGCGATCACCAATGCCCGGTTGGAAGAAAAAATCCAGTCATTGAACGAGTCCATCAAGGGCATGGGGCGGACAATCGGGTTGATTGATGATTATTTGCGCGGGAGGGGATAAAAAATGAGCGGATCCGGCGAAAACATAAAAATGAGTTTTCATCGTCATCTGGCCGAGGATCGGCGCCTTTGTATTTTGCGTTTGCTCACGGAATCAGCGGGCAGTGGTAATGACAGCGTTTTGCACATAGGGTTGGAACACTTAGGTCACCGCCGCCTTTGCCGGCAAATGGTGCGGGATGATCTTCGTTTTCTGGAATCCGCCGATCTTGTCCGTATTGAGATGGTGGGGTCAGTGATGGTGGCGGCGATCACCAAAAGGGGCGTTGAGGTGGCTGAGGGTCGTCTTGAGGCAGAAGGCATTAAAAAACCTTCAATCGGCATTTAAGGGGCATTGAAGAGTGAATCGATCCCGCGCGTCCAGTATCACGAAATTGCCGGAAACCATCCGGGAAAAAATCGCCCTTTTGCGTGATCAGGGGCGGACACTCAATGAAATCATGGCGGCCTTGAATGATCTGGACGTGGACGTATCAAGATCGGCTTTGGGGCGTTATACCAAAAAAATGGATCAAGTGGCTGAGGATCTGCGCCGTTCACGGGAATTGGCTCTAGCCGTCAGTCGTCAATTCGGGGATCAGGAAACCAGCCTTGTTGCCCGCACCAATATGGAAATTTTGCATTCCCTGCTGATGAAATTGATGATTGGTGCCGTCGCGGGCTCGGCGACAAAAAAAGACGGTGATAAGAATGTTGAAATTGAGGCGCGTGAGGCGATGTTTTTATCGACCGCGTTGGAGAAATTGACCCGTGCAGGCAAAGTTGATTTTGAAGGTCAGCTTTTGGCCGCGCGAGAAAAGGAACGGGGTGCGGCGTTGCGAAGTGCGGCAGAAAAAGCGGTGGATGAGGCGCGCAAACAGGGGTTATCAGCCCCAACAATTGCCGCCATCAAGGCACGGATTTTAGGAGTTGAAGCATGAATGCTTTGGGGCTTCCTGATATTTTGCTGAATTATCAAAAGAACCTGTTACGGGCGGTTTCGACTTATCCGGTGGTGATTTGTGAGAAATCGCGCCGGATCGGCGTGACCTGGGCAATGGCGGCGGATGCGGTCTTAACGGCCAGTGCGAACAAGGCGGCTTCGGGCATGGATGTTTTTTACATTGGCTTTAATCTGGATATGGCGCGGGAATTTATTGACACAAGCGCACAATGGGCGAAATCCCTGAGTGCGATTACGGTCGATATTGAAGAAACTCTGTTTAAGGATGACCATAAGGATGGAGATAGCCGGGATATTCAGGCGTTTCGGATCAAGTTTGATTCTGGCTTTGCGGTGACCGCCCTGACCTCGCGCCCGCGTTCCCTGCGCGGGCGTCAGGGATTTGTGATTATTGATGAGGCGGCGTTTCATGATGATTTGCCTGAGCTGATGAAGGCGGCCTTGGCGATGCTGATCTGGGGTGGCAAGGTGTTGGTCATATCAACCCATGACGGGGTGAATAATCCGTTTAATGCCTTGATTGGGGACGCCAGATCGGGGCGGAATCATTATCATGTTTTGCGGATTGATTTTGATGATGCCCTGCAAGACGGGCTTTACCGGCGGATTTGTTTAACGACGGGTCAGCAATGGTCCCAAGCGTCTGAATCGATGTGGCGACAGGGCATCATTGATTTTTATGGTGATGGGGCGGATGAGGAATTATTTTGTGTGCCGCGCCTCTCATCCGGGGCGTTTTTGCCCAGCCTTTTGATTGAAAGCCGGATGGCGGCGGATATCCCGGTATTACGCCTGAATCTGGGTGATGATTTTGCGCAGCTTCCCGAACCTGACCGCCATTATGAAATTGAACAATGGTGCACGGTGCATCTGACGCCGCTTTTGGAGAATCCCCCCAAAGATTGCTCATCCTCTTTTGGCGCGGATATTGCTCGTAATGGTGATTTATCGGTGTTTTGGCCATTGGTGATTGAAAAAAATCTTGTTCGGCGCACACCGTTTGTTGTGGAACTGCGTAATGTGCCGTTTCGCCAGCAATTGCAAGTCGTGTGGTCGATCATTGACGGCCTGCCGCGATTTTTGGGTGGGGCGATGGACGCGCGGGGGAACGGGCAACAAATGGCCGAAGAAACGGCCGGACGTTACGGTAGTGGCCGGATCCATCAAGTGATGACCTCAACCAAATGGTATTTAGACGCCTTACCCAAATACAAGGCGGCTCTGGAAGACGGTTTGATGATCTTGCCGCGCGACGGTGATATTTTGAATGATCACCGCGCCGCCGTTATGCAAGGGGGCATTCCGCAAATTCCAGATAAACGGATCAAGGGAAGTGATGGTGGCAAGCGTCATGGTGATGCATTGATTGCGGCGGCGATGGCCTATTGGGCAAGCCTGCATGATGTCATTTGTTACGGTTACGATCCGGTGATAGGCGGAAAAGAGCTTTCCGCCGCCCATGGACATAATGCTCCAGGGCGATTTGAACGAAAGGGAACATGGTGATGGGTTTGCTTGATCAATTTGGCCATCCAATCAATAGGAAAATTTTGAGCGAAGAACAGGCCGTCCCGACAGTGACCGGCGTGCGATCCATCCTCTCCAGTCAAACAACAGCGGGGTTAAAGCCGGAGCGCTTGGCGCGGATATTAAGGGCAAGTGAGGAAGGGGATCATGAGGCTTATCTGGAACTGGCCGAGGAACTGGAAGAAAAAGATGCGCATTATGCGGCCGTCATGGGCACGCGCAAGCGGTCGGTGGCCGGGATGGATCTCACGGTTGAAGCGGCGAGCAGCGAACGGCGTGATGAGGCGGATGCCGATTTGATCCGTGACTGGTTGAGGCATGGCGATTTGGAGGGGGCGATCTTTGATATTTTGGATGCGATTGGCAAGGGATTTTCGGTCACGGAAATCATTTGGGATGGGGGTCACGATTTATGGTTGCCCCGGACTTTAAAATGGCGTGATCCGCGGTGGTTTCAATTTGACGTGCAGGATGGTCATACCCTCCGCCTGCGGGATGGGCACAGGGTTCAGGGGCGTGATCTGGAACCGTATAAATATATTGTCCATCGGCACGCCGGAAAATCCGGTCTGACCATCCGCGGCGGGGTGGCGAGGCCATGCGCGTGGATGTGGCTTTTTAAGAATTTTTCGGTCAAGGACTGGGTCGTGTTTACTGAGGCCTATGGCCAACCGATTAG